TCAAGGACGGACGCGGGCAGCACTGGAAGGTTGGGCATGGTACTGACGCCGAAGCAGCGATCAGCTTTTTCGTTCAAAACAGCGCGCATGGACGGCTCAAAGAGGCGCTGCTTGACCTTGAGGAACTGGGTTACAATGAGCGCTTCGGGTTAGTCAATACTGTTCACGACTCACTTTGGTACGTTTGCAAGTCGGAGTTAGCCGATGAGTGCGCCCGCGAAGTGAAAAGAGTCATGGAGGCACCCTGTAAATACCTGATATCGCCGCTGTGTCCATCTGGGTTACAGTGCGAAGTGGACGTTTCTATAGGTCAGACGATGGCATCGGTGGATCGCAGCAAGGTTGCCGGGTTGCCAAAGTTTGAGCTGTGCTCAGGGTCAGTTTGATAGTCAGGCACGGTTGCGTATGGCTTGGTTAGCCGTGATCAGGCAAGTTCAGGCGCGGTCAGGTGGGGTCATGTCTGGTTGATTCGGATAGGGCACGAATGGGTTTGGTAGTGCATGCAGTTGTGCGCCGGGGTAAGCCAGGGTTAGGTACGTTGTGGTCGCAGTATGTTGGGGCCGGGTTGTGTGTGATCGGGCGTGGTCCGAGTTTGGTGAGGCAGGGCCTAGTGCGGCAAGGCTGGTTGGGGTTGAGGTAGGCAACGCCGAGGTAGCTTGGGGCAAGGCGCGCTGATGTCGGGTTTGGTGAGGCCAATTTAAGGAGACGATCGAATGTCAACAGCAACGGCAATTCATCCAGTTTCAAATGATGCGGCAGCTCTTATCGGGATGCCATACATAGTGGAGGTATCTGTCTGCGGCACAGCGCCGTACTTGTTCCATCGCTGGTCTGTAGAAGGCGTAGAAGAGAAGGCCAAGGCCGCGAAAGGTTCCAAGGCAAAGAAGGAGGACGACCTGGAGAGTTATGTCTATCGATGCAAGGACGGCAACCTAGGCGTCCCCGGTGAGCAGTTTCGCATGTCAGTCGTCAACGCCGCTAAGTATAAGCAAGACCCGCGATCTCCACGTAAGTCAGCCATGGATCTGTTCAAGGCTGGGATCGTCTCACTGGAAGATGTTTGCAGCATCGGCAAACAAGACTGGGACTACATTGACAAGCGCCGCGTGATGATCCAGCGGAACGGTATCACTCGGTGCCGCCCGGCACTGTTAGAAGGATGGCGCTGCGCTGTGACGTTTCAGTGCCTGCTACCAGAGTACGTGCAGCCATCAATGTTGAACGAGGTTATTCAGTCAGCGGGGAAACTATGTGGGGTTGGCGACTTCCGACCGACGTTCGGCAGGTTCCAGGTTGTTAAGTACGAGGTTATGACGCCGTGAGGATCAAGCGATGGACGGACATGTACGGGAGTGCCCGCGTTACAGAAGTGCCACCCAGTTATCCAGACGAGGAGGGTTTCGAAGTGGTGCTGGAAGGCGACCCAAGTGCGCCTGTGGGGCTTGTCGCAACTGCCGCCATCGAGAGCACCAACGTGCCTACTACTTCAGACGAGCGCTCGAACGCGGAGTGAGATCGCCGAGGTACGAAGATGAGTGAACAGGAGAAGGTCAACCATCCAGCCCACTACGGCGGTGCCGACAACCCGTACGAGGCTATCAAGGTTATCGAGGCGTGGGGGTTGGGATTTCACCTAGGCAACGCCGTGAAGTACATCGCGCGTGCCGGTAAGAAAGACAACGACACGTTAGTCGATCTGAAGAAGGCTCAGTGGTATCTGAACCGCATCATCGAAGCAACGGAAGCAAAGGGATCGACTACTCCTTCTGTGGTGCAACCGCGATATGTGAGGATTAATCCGCTGGCACAGTGCACGTGTAAGACAGCCGCCATACAATACAACTGCCCCGTGCACGGCGACGCGGCGACGGCTAAACCGTCACTTCCCCCATCACCCTAAACAGATTGGGATAGCTCGCCGGTTGCGTATTCGGCCACTGATTGAGCGGTACGTACGCGCTTCCGCTGATCATGTTTTCGAACCACGCCTCCGTGCCATTGGTGTAGTTGAGATACTCGTCGTTGATCAGCGAGTTGAAGCTCATCACCTTGGCCTGGAGGTCGAGCTGCTCCTGCCTCAATTGAGCCGACGCCGTGGTGGGATTGCTCGCAATCTCCTGGTTGACCTGTGCCAGCCTGTTCTCCACATGTTTGAGGTGAATCTGCGCGTAGTTGAATGCCAGCGTAGCTTTGATGCGCGCGATCATCTCGATCTGCTGCATCTGCTGAGTTGTGAGCACGCCTGCCACAGGAGGTGGAGGCGCGAAGATCGTATCGAGTTCGTTAATGTTGATCTGAGACATTTGACTTCTCCTTAGTCCTGCGGTCCTTCTCCGGCGCGGTACGGGTTCCCGGCAGATTTGCGGGAAACGCCACCAAGCACCACGGCGACGGATTCGATTCACCGTACATTCCCTGCGGCGAACACTGCCCAACCATAGTCTTAGGTTCTCTCGGCGGCAGAGACGGCGGCACGTAGTCTGGCGCAGGCCCTTCCGCACACGGATTGCAATCCTTGCCGATGCGCCGCCCGTCGCGGGTGAGCGCCCAGCCGTCTTTATCGTGCTTGTGTGGCGTGTCCTTCTGCGGCTGTGAGAGAAGGATCAGCATGGCTACCGTTAGCTGAAGCATCCACGTGTATGATACCGTGCTTCACGGCCCAGAGGATAAGCTGGGGCATACTGTGTGTGCCGGTCTTCTCGCGCAGGATCGCAACTTGTGCCTTAAAGGAAGCTGGCGTCAACCGCAATAGCGTCGCCGCCTGCTGCGTGTCCTCAAACCGTGCCAGCGTGCGAATAATGCGGACCTGCCCAGGCGCTAGATAGTCGACGTGTGTGAACGAGTTACCAGCCTTGATGTCACGCAGGGCGATGTACTCGGTTGGGTACTCGACGCCGCGCAGCCTCGTACCGGCCATCAGAACGACCCCGTACTCAACTTTCCATTGGCCACAATCTGGTAGTTGATGCCGTTTGCCGTACCTGGCGGGAGCGCAGCCACCCCGCGAAATATGGCAGTGATCGCCATGTTCGAGTTCGCATTGACCCCGAACGTCAGCGCCTGCATTCCAGGCTGGTATGGGCGTGGGAACTGCACGTACACGGTGGGAGATGGTGCGTTGTTCACGGTGCAGTTGATGTTCAGAGCGGTGTGGGCGCCCGTGACCTTGGCAGGGATCGGCGCGTACTTGCACACGAGGCGGTTCTTCAGGCTGGTCGAGACAACCGCTGTGATGATCCCCGTGTTTATGTCCTGATTGATTGTCACTGACGGGGTGATGGTCGCGGACCACGGGAGAGCCGCTGCCAGGATCGATGCGAGGATACTCTTTGTCGTCATGGTCATTGCCATCTCCATTATCACTCACGCAGCTTCTCGACGACCTGTTTCAGGGTCTGTTCGCTCATATCGTCGAAACCTGCCGCCTTAGCGAGCATCTTGCGTTGGGCCGGTCCAGCGCTTTCGAGCAGATTGGGGTCCACGCCAGAGCCTTTGGCGAGCGCTGCGATCTTATCGGCTTTGACGGAGCGCGCTGCAGATTCGGGGGTTGGGTATCGTGGCCCGGTAGTGCGGAGCTTTGATTCAGGCATGTCGGGGAGCTTGGCAACACGGCGTGGCGTCTGCAAGAAGGATTTACCACCCCCCGGTTCCTCGCCAGGCGTGCCCCGTATCTTACGTGCGATGCTTGGGTTAGGCTTGAACGGCTCTGGCGCTTTAGGTGCAGGAGGCGCAGGCCCGGCCTCTGCCTTGCTGAGGGCGCTCTCCAAGTCCGTTACGGCCTCTTGTTTGCGCCCCGGCAACAGTTTGGATTTCCAGCCAGTGAACACCTTCATGGCGGCGTCCTGCACATCTGGTACGTCTCTGAAACGCCACAACTTACGTAGCACTTCCTCCTTCGGTACACCACTCTGTGCGAGTAGCCCGGCAACCACGCCAATCACGTCCGATGCGGTCTCCCCGGCACCGAGCTTGTGCGCTCCCCACTTCGCAGCCTCGCCAGCGCCCAACCCGATGGCCCCCCGTGCGAGCGTAGTCAACGGTGCGGCAGCTACCTCTCCTATCCCAGCCCCAATCATTGCCGGAGTCGCAGCCTTCAACCCTCCCATGACGGCGCGTGTAGGATTGCCCTCTGCCGCGCCGTACGTGGCCTCCCTGAGCCCGCTGCGGATCATCCCCTCTGGCGGGTTAACGAACGAGTAGGGCTGCTTGTAGGTCGGATCAAGCGCTTTAGGGAGCTTTGTGGAGGGCACACCTGGTAGACCGGTCTTCTCGGAGCCTGCGGGCATGTCCATGAAGCTGGAATACTGCGGATACTTCGACTTGACCTTGGCGCCGACCTCGGCATCAGGCATCTGGTCATACTGGGGGTACTTGGACTTTACGAGTTTGCCGAGATCTTCGACGGTTTGGATGCCGTTCGCCATCTACTTCAGGATGCCTAACGGATCGTTGGGTTGCGCACCTGAAGCTTCGCCGCCCGGCCCGCCTAGCATCTGCCCTTGCAAGTCCTTCACAGTCTTGTTCATGGCCTGCAGCTCAGCTTTAGCTCCGACGCCGATCTGATCGACCTCGGCAGCCATTTCGGGTAGTGTGGAATCGAGTGACAGGATCTTATCCATGCTCTCCGACGTATGAACGGGGAGCATTGCGCGGGATTGCGCACCGCCCGCCGTCAGGTAAGCGTACTCACGTTGCATCTCGTTCAGTGCTACCATGACACGCTTAAGTTCAGGGTCCCCTGCGGCCTGACGTGCCCACTCACGTACAGGCTTATTGAGCAGTGGCGACCCTGTATCTTTCAAGTGCTGTGCGACCTGCAGAAGGATCTTTCCATGTGTGTCGATTGTGTTGTTGAGCCGCTGGATGGCACCAGATCGCTGCACGGTTTCACCGATTTGCTTCGCGAGTGCAGGCGTCTCGGTCAACCGCGCCGTCAAAGTCATCGGGTCTAGCCCGGTCGCCTTGGCGATCGCACGTAACCCGGCCTGTGTACGCACCTGACCAGCCTTGCCACCCCCACCCTTCTGCGTTCCTGTTAGGGTGCCCAGATATTGCAGTACGTCATCACGTTCGGTCGGTGACAAGTTGCCAAATGGACCACCTGTGCCTGCCTGTGGCAATGGCGCACCACTAGCCGATGGGCGTGCAGTTGCTACAGGAGGTGCTGCGCCAGTAGCAGGTTGTCCATTTCCACGCACTGGTGCTAGTGGCATTCCGGGCAGTGCTGCCGATGCGGGAGGACGTGCAGATGGAGGCACGCCAGCGCCCGGACCTATACCCGAAAGCGCTTTGTCGATCGCCATCTGCTGTTCCTGCCTGCCGAGCTGCACGCCGTACTTCTTGTAGACCATAGCGCCAGCAGCGTTGCGTGCAGCGTCGTCACTCATGCCTTGGCCCTTAGCCGCGCGATAGAAGTTTCCGAACTCGCCCCAGAATTTACCGCGTTCTTCAGTCGCGGCCAGTGTTTTATCGATGAGCTGGAACGACCCATGCTCCAGTTGCGCGCCACTCTCAGCATCGAACACCTTGCCGGGATCGCGTGGATCGGTCCAGCCAGAGTGCAGATCCTCCGACCCAGGCTTCTTGTAGAGTACCTGCGTCAGGTTATGAGATCCGGTCGCGGGGAGCGCCTTCTCAAACACTGAGCGCACGGCAGCATCACGCGCCGTCTTCTCGTCATAGCCGAGCTTGTCCTTGAAGTACGTTGTGCGTTGCTCGATGTCTGCGAGCTTGCGTCGCTCTACATCGCCCGCCGTAATGTCACCCTGCTTACGCTTGGTCTCGAATTCGCGGCCCGCCTGTGCCTCCTGCGCCTGCTGTAGTTCCGGTCCCAGACGCTTGAACAGTTCCTGCGAGCGTTGCCGCAATGGAGGCATCTGCGGGAGCGCACCAGGAGTCTGAGGAGCAGCAGGAGTAGGTGCCGCGCCGGGAACCTGCAACCGCGTCGTCTGCGTCCCATCGGGATTCGGCCCCGGCGTCACACCCGGTGGTTGATTCCCCGGCAGCGATCCATACGCCTTCAACGCCGCCTGCTGTTGAGCTTGCTGCTTCTGCTGCTGCTGGCGCTGCTTCATCGCCTGCGACAGCTTGCCACCGATCGCGCCGATATCCCCGAGCTGCCCCTGCTTCATGGCGTGCTTCGCGCCGGGCAGCTCCTCGGTGCGCTCATTCATCAGGTTGGTGATGTTGCCGACGTCGTCCCACAGGTTCATCTTCGCGGCGTTATCGAGCGCGAGCTGATACGTCCGCATGTCCGTGTCGTACTCTTTGAGCTGTTTCTGCTGCTCCTGCTGGTGAGCTTGACGAACCTTGCCAACGTAGCCGCCGACGAGTGGACCGAGGAGGGCTGCCATGGTTACAGACCGGGTAGGGGTATGCCAGCAGCGGACATACCCAATTCAGCGCCACCCAACTGCCCAGATGTGGCTTGCTGCTGCTTGCCAAGCAATCCAGCCATGGCCTCGTTGAGCGCCTGCTCATTAAGCCCGAGGAAGCTGCCCGCCTGTCCACTCTCACCGAGTCCGAGGCTGCCTGTCGCCTGTCCTAGTCCAGTCAACCCCTGCGCCGCCTGCTGCTGTGCGGTGGACATGAGATTGGTGATCTGGCCGGATTGGGTGAACGGCAGCTCGCTCAGCGCCGCAGTCTGCCCGCCACCTTGTGGAGTGAACTCGCCGATGTTCTTCGCGGCCTGCTTGTCCTGGCCTTGAAGTGTGGAGATCTCAGGCGAGAGCTGCGACATGATATCGGCCTTGTTCCCGCTAAGGATGCCGGAGTAGTAAGGCGCGACCTGTCCGAAATCCGCACCCGCCGCACCCAACTGTCCGGTTGCCATCGGGAAGAGTTGCTCCTCGGCGCCTAGAGCGGTGTTCGACGCATTGTTCAGCCCAGACACCTGATCGCCAATGTTCGCGCCTGTGATCGAGCCCAGCAGCGAGCTAAACAATCCCGGCATTCACAGCCTCCCTCGTCTCACACGACTCCCGCATGTCATTCCCGGACACGTACGCCCCCGGCCTGCAATAGATCGACGAACTTTCGAGCTTCTGGAATCCGGTAGCCACTGCGACCTTCTCGGTGTGCTCGGTATCGATAAACGCGAACGCTGGCAGGCTGCGGAACACGGACGTAGCGAGTGCCTCGTCCACTTTCCCTACGAACGATCGCAGGTAGACGCGCCCAGCGTGTTCGGGATCGATCACGAGCGGCTCGAAGTGGATCGCCACTTGCATGAACCACGCCGCGATCACCTTGCCTTCATACTCAGCGACGACACAGCGTGCGAAGTTATGCGAAGGGATGATGTCCTGGCGAAAGCCGAGCCGCTCGAAGAACCCACGCACTAGGTACCACTCTCTCTCACCCGATAGAATGCGGTAGGTTGCGCGGGTGGGTTCCATCGGACTGATTATACGCCCACGCGGTCAGTTTCCGCACCAGACTGCCCCTATCATAGAGTTGGCCGCGTCCGCAACTGAGGTCAGCGTCGCCGACGCCCCTGCTGCTTTCTGCACCTGGAGTTGCGCCACACCGTTCGCTACGACGCGGAACTGCCACACGCCCGAAACGGTGATCTGAGTAGGTTGCGACTGGACGAGAGCTTGCGGGGTGCCCTGCTGGATCGCGTTCGGCTTCACAATCACGGTCGAGGGGTTGGCACTCGATAAGCCGCTCACGAGCAGACTCACCAGAAACGCGAAGTTCACGTCTCCCGCGAGTTTGATGTCGAAGGTGACCGATCCGAACACCGTCCACAACCCCGCGCGGGAGAAAATCAGCATGCAGTTCTTGACCTGTGCCCAGTTCGGAGACTTCGGCACGGGCACCGTTCCACTCCCGTTCGCGAACACCCCCGTCGCCGAGAGCTGCCCCTGGATCTGGTAGATCGAATCGAACGCGCGGCGGAATGCGATCTGCATCCACTGTGGGGTATCGGGTGGATAGGTGGGGTACCAGTTACCCTTCGCAGGCGCGAGGGGCTGCGGGATCGGATTCGTCGCCATCAGGCGTAGCCGAGGACGTTAACCTTGAGCCCGCTAGTGCTGCTCAGCAGATAGAAGCTCACGACCGCCACGTCCTGTGCAGATCCACCAACGGTGAAACTCTGGATCGGCGCAATGCTGGCGGTCGATGTGAGTGCCAGCCCATACCGCGTGGTGCTGATTCCTGCGTCACCAAGCAGAAGCACACCGGCCACGCCGCTATCCGCCTGGATGTACAGCGTCCTGACCGTCGGGGGAACAGTCGGCTCGATGGCCTGCAGCGCCTTCAGCAGGTTAGTCACTGTGTTCGCCACGAGCGTAAGCTGAATCCCGAAGAAATTGTGTGCCGCGCCGCCTGCCATATCTCTACCTCCTCGCCATTGTAGCTAATCGTCGATCACGAACACATTGGTCGTCGACGGTGAATCCTGATGCTGTGCTGCGCCGATATCGCGGAAGTTGTTCGTCAACCCTCGCGGGAAGGTAGCTGGATCGGCAGCCGCGCGCAGCAGCGCCCCCTGGCTCGCCGTGTTGTTGAGCAGGTAATTGTTCGAACCCGCGTTGACGAACACCGAGCCCGCCGTCACGGTGATGAACCCGACGTTGGACACATTGGCTGTTATGTTGGTTGCGCCAGAGGAGTTACCAAACGCGCTGCAATTGATCAGGACCTTACCTGCGACTGAGACAACGAACCCGTACCCAGAGTTACTCTCAGCATGACAGTTGATATACCACCCTTGGCCTGCTGTCGAGTTATTGAACCCGTGGCGACCGTTCGAGATGGCGATGCAGCCGATGCAGAAGCCACCACTGAAGCCATCCGTCGAAGCTCCCGTGTTGCCTGATGCAATGCAGTAAAAAGCATTGGACGTGAAAGGCGTCGATGTGTTGGCGTACGCTTCGCAGTAGTATATCTCGCCAGTGAATGGAGACGCGGAGTTAGTAGTTGCCGCGCACCTGTAGTATCGCGGACTAGAACTCGACGCGGTGTTGAAATTCTCGAACATGCACCCGACGAAGTCACTAGCCGCGCTGCAAAGTTTGGCAGCGGTCTGTGAATTGCCATTGAACACTAGATTGTTGAACGTGGCCCCGGTCGTCTGCACAAGAGTCGCCGTGGAAACGTTGGTCTGGATCTGAGGGCGCGCGTCTATGTTCCCCAGAGACCGATTGCTTGTGTACCCCTGGTACTGTACAACCTGCGTCCCGCCGAAACATCCGGCAGCAACGCTCACTGTTGCTGAGGTAACCGAGTAGACTGACGCACCGTCTGCGCCAATATTCAGGATGAAGACGATGTTGCCAGAGATCGCGATAGCGTTGGCCGCTCCAGGGGTCAAGAACGCCCCGCCAATGTTCATCGTGATGCCGGTGCCTGTTGCGACCGTGCGATCCACCGTGATCGTTGTCGCATTGACGAACGTCGCAACTTGATACCACCCTGCCGCGAGTGACCCGGTTCCGCCAGCTAGATAGATGATGTTCCCGACGATGGCCGAGGTGAAAGCTGCGGTCGCACTCGTGATTGTCGTCGTGCCTGCGGCTACCGCGTCAGTCGTTGAGATATTGGAGCCTGAGGAGTTCTTCGAGTTCTGTTTGGAGAAGTCAGTGCCTGATGAGCCTGTGACGAAGCCACCGCCGTTGGTATCAGACCCTGCGGTGCGGACCTCGAAGACGCTATTCGCACTGAGTGCCATCTGAGGCTACAGGCCACTTACTCCAGCTTGAGGATTCACCGAACCTACGAGTGTCTGATTCAGGATCAGGTTGGAGTTAGCTGTGAACAGGTTCGCAACGGTCTGCGCATTCGCGATCAGGATGTTGACTTGTCCATCGGTGATCGGTGGTCGCCCGTCTACGGCGCTCCCATCCACGATCAAGTCAGTCGAGTTAGGGATGAGCGCTGCCAACCCTTGCGCGGTCCACGCCGCCTCGACCGCAATAATGTAATAGTAGAGCTGCATCATCTTGTCGAACAGTGGGCGGATCGCTTGATTGCAGAACGCGACCGTTTGGGGATTTGTGACTGCTGCCATATAAGTGCCTCCTTACTGTGAACTCTCCTCGTAGACTGTGACGATCTGCGAGCCGCCGCTCGCGATAGCCCAAAGCGCGCCCTCGTACCGGCTGATCCACGGATAGCCCGCGATTCCGGGGATGAAGTCACCGTTCGCTGTAGTCGGTGAGCTGGTCGTGAACACGTAGACAGGATTGGTGCCGGTGTTCGTGACGCGCAACTTGATCCGGTTGGCGTTCGCAGCGATCAACGCGATCCCGCCAGCCGTCGTGGGGACAGTGACCTGCGTGATGTTGAGAACGTTCGCCGTCGCCTGCACAACACGCTGCGTACCCGTACCCGATATCCCTGCATTGACCGCGAGCGTATTGCCAGCGGCCTGCGCGATGTTCACCGACTGGTTCGCAGCCAACGCCACGTTCAGCGCTGTGGCCAAGTTAGGCTGATTCGGGTTGAGCTGCACCACGAGTGACTTGTCAGCCGCCGCCGCCTGTGTCGAAGCGGCCTTCACCGCGACAGGGCCGTTGGTTCCATCAGTGGCCGCAACGTAGAGTGGATTAGTCGGACCCGTCGCCGCGCCCGCCACCTGATTCACGTTCACTGACTGGTTAGCTGCAAGCGACGAGTCGTTCGATATGGTGACACGTGGGATGCCTGCGCCCGATGCGCCCGTGCCCGTCACGGCAGCGGACCCGCCGAACTGCGCCACGTTCATGTTGAAAACGCCAGCGACCGAGTTCCAGACACTCGCCAGGATCGCGACGATCCCGCGCAGCTTGCCGCTGATCGTGCCCGGAGAGTTGGTAGTTACCGCAGCGTCTGCAATCGAGCCCTGCGTTACGTCCGCACCGTCCGCGACGGTGACCGCGCCACCACCGCCCCCGCCGCCGCTGCTCGTAACGTCGTGCGAGAAGTACGTGCCCATGCTAAGAGGCCATCACCTCGACGCCTAGCTGCATCCCCGCCGAGGTCGAGAATGCACTCAGCGCCGCCACAATGACGTTCTGGTAATCAGAGGCGTACCCGCGCATGTCATCAGCGTTCAGGACGTAAGCGTAGTTCGTGGCGCTCACAACGCCCGATCCGATGTAGACGAGCGCTGAGTTCGCGTGCGCTGCGTAGAGGTTGAAGGAGCGTGCGGCGCCAGGGCAATTCGGATCGATCTGCGCGCGGATCAGCGCGAGGATGTTGTAAGCCTGGTTCGCGTTGGCGAGGGTGATGACTCCGGCTACGTACTGCGAATCCACCGGCACCCTCCTGAGCGCTGCCGACATGCGATCGGCAACATACTCGCGCGCGGCCATCCCGGCCTCGTTGCCCGCGATCTTGGCGAGCGCGACCAGCCGCTCCCATGTCCACCGCTTGAGATCCAGCCACCACCTGCGGATTCTCTCCACATTAACGCCGCCCTTTCGTCGCGATTATACACCCGTTCAGCTCCCGGTCTCTTCGCACTGCTCGACGTGGCTGATCGCCGGGGGCATGGTGCAGACCGCGACAGGGGTGCATGTGCCAGGTGGGGTGTTGTGGTTGACGATCAGCGAGAGATGGCCCGCGAATAGTGCATGAACGGCGGAGATGTGAGCGCCTGAGTTGGTCGAGAGCGCTCCGGCCTTGGTGTGTGCGGTCGCGGTAAGCGTTTTGAGATTCGCCTTGATCGTTGAGAGCGCGCCCGCAAAAGTCGCCTTGGTCGCGGTGAGCTTGTGTGTGATCGCGCGCCCGAGTGTGCCAGTGCGCAGGAGCATCTGAGCCGCGATGATCCTCGACGGAGGGATAAACGTGGTGAGGACGCCTTGCTTGGTATGCGCGGTCGCTGTGAACAGGTGCGTACGCGCTGCGATCAGCGCTCCCTGGAAGGTATGCTTCGCCGCCGCGAGCGTGATCAGGATTTTGCGCCCGAGTGTTCCGGCCTTGGCCGAGGCGGTCGCGCTAAGGTTCGCTGTGACTTGCCCAAGCGGATAGCGATAGATACGCGGGATCGCCGGGTAAGTCGCGACGTAGAGATCCTGCGCCTCGGCTGGGCTGATGATGCGGTTCCAGGCCATGAAGCAGGCGATCTGCGCATTTGAGCACGAATTGGTCGCGCCGTTGTACTGGCCGATGTTGAGCGCATGGCCGGAGTCGGAGACGTACGCACCCGCCGACGAATTGTTAGCGCCCGCGACGAGCAGGCCATCCACGTAGATGCCCGCATGGGGCGGCCCTGTGTTCCCCGACTGATCCCAGAACAGGATGTAGAAGTGCCAGGTGTTGAGCGGCGGATTGGCATTGACGAACAGGCGCGCTACACCTCCGCCCGACGCCGTGTTGAGCTGAATACCGGTGGACGCGTTGTTTTCTATCCCCCACCCGGCGCCCGGCCCGATCGTTCCTAACGGGGTCGCGCCGTCGGACTTGGCTGCGATCACCTGGTGCGTGGGGGTATTTGTCGAGAAGTTGGCCCAGAACGCGAAGGTGAATGGGTCGAGCTTGCTCGCTGGCCCGGCGCCGACGCCGCCATTGAAATTGACCACAGGCCCCTGATAGGACTGTGCCCAGTTGAATGTCCCGCTGAGTGCTGCGATCTGATTCTGGACGTTGTCGAAGTTGAATACGCCGCCACCCTCGTTCAATAGATACGCGGCGATCAGACCTTCATAGACGGGACTGCGGAAGTCGCGGAATCCGGCAACGGGCTTGATGATCGAGCGGCGGGCGCGGAGCGGGAGGCCCACTTACGCCACCGTTTGCAGGATACCTTGATACCAGGCGCTGCCGACAGTTGCGTCGAGAGTCGCGCCGGTCTTGTTCTCGACCACGATTCCCCAGTGATCGGGAAGAATGCCGCCAAATGCTGCGGCCACCGAGAACGGGCTGCTCACATAGGTGGTTGATGTGGAGACTACGTTGATCGAGCCGATTAGACGCACGTTCGGGGGAGAGGTAAGGGTGACCGAGCCGTTCGTGCCTGACACGCCGTCCGAGTAGCTCGTACCCCCGTTGGCCGTGCCATAAGCGTAAATGTTGA